GTTGCACTGTTTACTTGTCTTGTCGCATCTATCTGTGTTGACATACTATCTTTTAATATGTATGGATTGTTTTCATTAAGTTCTAAAGATACACGCGGTGCATTGTTGTATAAATCTATAGTATAGAAATCTACACCAGTAGACAATGCAGCTTTAGCACCCAAGCCAAACGCGCCGAAGTTCTCTGATGTATTACGCTTAGTAGAATAACCTAGCTCTAGTACACCTTCCAACCTACGTTGACCTATGCCTACGCCGTGGTCCTGAATAGTAACTGTGTCACAAAAACCCGTTCCTTCGTTCTCTTTGTATGTAACAGTTACATCATTATTTATCGCATCCAGGTGGTTAATGTCATAGTATCCTATGTCAAAATTACTGTCTGCATATTGAGCGCCATCACGCTTAATATAGTAGTCTTCTTCTTTTGCCTCGCCTGTTAATATCTCTATCGCTATCTCCTTCTCACGCTGTGCGTCACAACCATTTGTTGCAAGCTCACGTACTGTAGAAGATATAGGAGTAGAATATTGCGTAGACTGCAAAATATCAAAAACCATTTTTTCGGCGCCTTTGTTAATCTTTTTAGCAACGCCTTCAGATCCTTTGATCTGCTTGTCAATTGTTTTTATACTCATAAATTCTATTTTTTAATGTTTCTAAACATGTTTTATCTGCTTCGCTAAGCCATTTTATATCAACAGGCCTAACACGGTTTTCAGCACTAGTCTGAACTCTATCTAAATATGACCCTGATCTGTTTTCTAGCCAATCAAGTTTACCCTTGTCGTCTCCCCATACAGGAATACACATGTACTGGCATCCTTTTCCATAGCCGTAGTCTTTCCAGCGTACAAATACACCATAAGCCTCATAATTTCCATACAGGACTCGTATGGGTGCTCCTGGCTTGAGATTCTCTTGCCATTTTTTTACTTTTTCTGACGTCATTTAAAGCGTTTTTTAATTGTTCACAATCTAAATATCTATTATACTCTTCCATAAACCTGCTGTAAACCTCCTTCACTAGTATAAAATACTCCACGCCGTACACTGGCTCAAATACTTTGTTGAACTCTGTAAGATCTTCTATGTACCCAAAGACATTATCTTTTGTGTAGTCATAGTAATCTTCTATTTGCTTACGCGTGTTATCGGGACTAATAGACATATCAATCCCAAGCCCGTCCAGTTGTTGGACGAGATCCTTTGAATAATTCATAAAATTTTTAATTAAAGTGTTATAACTCTTTGATAAGCTCTATAGTTTCTAGAACTTGTTTTTGGTTTCTTGGTAGAAACAATACAGGAGGGTCATCCTGTTGCATAAGATAATTCTTAAACATTTTCCACTTTAAGGGGAACACATCATTAGCGAACCCTTTGACTTCAATGATCCATCTTCCATGAGGATCTACAAAATCAGGTGTATATGTTATATCTCTTATCTTGGTAGTAGTAGGTATGTAGCCCTTAGTTTTATGGGGCTCATACACAGTAGCAGAGTAACGAAAGCCTTCTTGTAATACATACTTCTTCTTTTCATACAAAGCATCTATGCCTGCATCTTCTAGTTTTCTGTATGTAAATAGCTCAAGCTTAGAGCGAAACTTTATGCCTTTATAAACTTTGGCAGTTGCGTTTCTAACTTTCTTGTTCTGTGGCTTTCTCGTTCTTCTCTTCACTGCGCGGGATATATAAGCAATCGTGGTAAAAATCTTCGTCAATGTCTTTTATTTTGTCTATCAACCTGCGTTCTTCTGCTCTTGCAGCTTCACGCGTTCCAAGATCGTATTTATTCTTCATGCCTAAGTTAGCAAAAATACTGGCACACTGTCGCAGTATATCATCTATTTTTTGTCTAACTCCCTTATCAATGTCGTACTTAAGTTGTCCGTCTTTTCTTTTTGCCATAATAGTTGATGTTCTATAAGTTTCCTTGCTAGATCTAAAGACTTATATTTTGCTATATAGTCAGACAAATCTTTAGTTCCAAATTTACTAGGTATAACAATATTATTTAAAGAATATTTCTCAATAATTTTATTAGCCATAGCTTGCCCAGGATTATTAGGGTTAGCAAAGTCATTATCATAAAAAACAATTACCTCTTTGAACCTGTCTTGGAGTTCTTGAATAAGGCTTTCTTCTGGCATTTGCATCTCCGACTGGAGCGCAATTGCTGAGATTCCCAATTCGTACAAACACATGACGTCCTTGAGGCTTGAGGTGATGACACAGAGCGGTCCCTTTTCAGGGAGCTGACTGTAGCCTTGTATATGCTTTTTAGTAGTGTTGCTAATCCACTTAATATCTTCATAGGGCGAGTAAATTTTGTATTTATTTCCAATCCTATATGCATAACTAAGCTCACAGCTAAACCGGTTAGCATTGATCCAATAGTAAGATATAGGGGAAACGTCAAAGATAGTCAAAGTCTTTTTACTGATCAAATATTGAGACCAAAACTCTGCATCTTTTTTCATCCATGAACGTGACTTTTTCTTAATGATAACAACTTTTCTATTTTCTTGTTTCATATTAGTTCTGCTAGCCATGCGGCCCATGCTAAAACCAATAGTATCCTTGTAAGAAGATAGGTTAAGATTAAAATCATAATCAATGAGCCTAAGAGCATCATAAAAACTACAACTAAACTTATGCATTATATAAGAAAAACAATCAAACGTGTGCTCTGGATGACCAAAGTCTTTGTACAAAAGTTTACCTTGCCAATTGACGATAGAAACAGATGGAGTATTGTCTTCTCTAAGATCACTACAAAACTTTACACCTAGCTTTTTAAACTTCGGACAATAGTAACTAAAAATATCAATGTCACGGATTTTATCCAGGATCACTTCCTTAGACAAATGCGCTTCACTATCTCTATTTTTAATCATGGGGCTGTGAATTTAAATAAAAAAATGGGAGCCACAAAGCGTGACCCCCATTTAATTATTTGTCAACTAGTTATACCCAGTCATCTGTTTCAGAAACTGTCTCTGCAGAATCATCATCAGGTGCTACAACCGCAAGCTGTGGTACAAATGTACCCCACTCTAGATCTGGGTTAAACTCAGCATTAAATGTACCGTAGTCATCATTAAGATTCTTGATAAACAAGTCATCTCTCTGTGGCTTAATACGTCCAAATACTTTAGTGTATACAGATTGGTACTTACCATCCTTAACACCAATTAATAGTCTAACCTGATTGTTTGTAAGTAATCCAACAAGAGCTTTTACCTCTGTTACATCACCTTTAGCAATCTTTCCAATAGAGTCAAAGTATACTTCGTCACCTTGCGCTACGTTAGCCCATGCTTTTACAAAGTTGATTAACGTTTCTTCACCTGTTAGTGCAGGACGTTGACCTTCTGGCTTCCACCACTCATATTCAGGAGCGCCTTCAGACCATGTAGACTGACCAATGTTGTTAATCCACTGGTTCTTTCCACTTTGTGATACACGTTCTTTAGCGTTAAGTAAAACTTCTAGACGAGTAGTCAAGTCATCATTCTTTACCCAGAACGTTAGCTTGAAGTACTCTTCTCCACTAAATTCTACGTAATAGTTAGGCTCACTCTTTACCATGATGCCTAGCTTATGCAGCTCATCCATTGTAGGATTTACTGCAATCACATTAAAATTACTGAGGCCTGAGTATAATTTAATACCTCCGCCTACAACCTCTTGGGTTGATTCATTGCTTTTAATAGCCATATCTGTCTATATTTTAAAATTAAAATTCATCTTCTTGACTATATACATCTGTAGCTTCTACATTAGTATTGTCTACTCCGTATAGCATTCTAGATGCGTCTTCAACTGTATCTTCTACAGGAATACTAGTCTGGTTAGGATCTACAGTGTCAGTATCGTCCACAAAATTAAAAGAAAGTTTCCTTACCTTCTTAGCTTTACGGCCCTTAAGTGCAGGATGCTTAAACATCTCTGTAACCTCCCAGGTTTTTAAGCCATACTTTGTTTGGATACCAGAACGATCTGTTCCATTTTCTAGATCCTCTAGGATCATTGACACAGTAATTGTTTCAGGCGTTTCTGCCTTAGGTGCTGTGTCTGCACCTGTTGGTCTTGCTTCAATCATTTTTTTAGTTTTAAAGCGGTTAATTAATCTATAAAAATCTTCGACCATTCTAGAGGCATGGTCTGGCCTTTAAGGTGATCGCATCTGCTACCTGCAGTTACATCTTCTAAAGAATTAAATGAGATCATTGTCTCATCATCTTCTCTATATATGTAGCCAACAGCATCAGCATTTGCACATGTAATCTGCTTAATCTTACCGGTCAAATCTAGGTCCTTAACAGCAACCTCTTTGCCTTTCTTTTCAAGCATCTTGTCTTTCAAGTGGCCTACAAGAATAACATGGTCCGCAAGTTTGTTTAACCTATCAATCCATTTCTTGTATGCT